GCTAATGCATGGACTACTAATGGTATTGGTTTAATACAGTCTAATGCTACATATAAAGATTTGACATCAAACAACGTTACAGTTGCTGCTGTATACGTCAACTTATTTGATACTCCAACAATTACAGCAAGCAACACTATATACACGTTAGCATATAACACATATTTCAAAAATCCAGTTGCTGGTACAAATACCACTATTACTTCTGCTTATGCATTAGGCGCAGATACAATAGAAGTACCCGGTAATGCCTCTTTTACATTATCTACTACTGGAGCCAAGTTTAGCGTAGGTTCAGCACAAGGTAGTAATGGTATTGAAATTGGCGGTGGTGGAACCGGTGCTACAGGGCAGTTGACGTTTGGTAGATCAACTGGAACACAAACTACTACCATTCAGGCTGCCAACACGATCTCTGGTAACACTAAAACAATCAACTTTGGTACTGGTGGTCTTGCTGGTTCTAATACAATTATCACAATAGGTACTGCATCAGGTGGTCAGTCTAACGTAATTGTCAATGGTACTATGACAGTTAATGGTGCTATTATTGCCAATGGTAGCATTGGTTTTAATGGACATGTCTTATTATCAACTGGTAATGGTGTATACTGGTCAAGTAGTGCAAATAATGCTCTATTTGCAAATAATGCTAACTATCTTGGTGGTCTTCCATCTTCTGTTTATACAACTACATCAGGTACCATTGAGAATGCTAACAAATTAAATAATGAACCAGCATCATATTATACAAATGCAACCAATATTACTACTGGAACTCTGCAAGGAAACGTAATTCCTTCATATGTTGTGAATACTTCTGGTAACTTTACTATCAGTGGTTTAATTACTTACAATTCAAATCTAACAATAAATAATAATGGAGCTTTGATCTTTAATGCAAACTCTAAGATATATGATGCATCAGGATCACGAGGAACACAAGGGCAATTCCTTTCAATAGATGCATCTAATAATATCAGTTGGTCCACATTTGCGGTTACAAGTGTAAGTAATGCAAATAATGCTAACAACTTAAATAATAAACCAGCATCATACTATACAAACGCTACCAACATTAACACTGGTACGTTACCTTATGCACAGCTAGGACCAAATGTAGTAAATACTACTGCAAACTTTACCTATAGTGCAAACATAATTTTAAGTAGTACAAGTGCTCTGGTATTCAATACTGGTGCTAAAATTTATGACACAACTGGTTCTCAGGGAAGTGAGGGTCAAATTCTAGCATCAAATGGTGCAGGAAATGTTTATTGGACTTCATTAGCATTATTAGCAAATAATGACCTTTATATCAACACCACTGCATCTTATACATTTGGCAGTGCAGCGATACATACTCATAATGCTAATATAGTTCTTAATAATAATGCATATTTGAAAATAAATTATGGTGCAGGAATTGTTGATTCTAGTGGTGTACTAGGAACAACAAATCAAATTCTTACATCGAATGGTACAAATGGTGTATATTGGTCTACATTTACTGGTGGTTTACTATCAGGAAATGGCCTAAGTTCTAATACAACACACATGAATGTGAATGCAAACACAGGACTTATTGCAAACACAACAGGGTTGTTTATTAATACTAATGTTGTTACTACTACATCAGCAACACAACAATTAACCAACAAGAGAATTACCCCAAGAGTAAACACACAGACTTCTACTACCACAATAAATGCAAACACCCAATTTGACATTTATGTGCTTACTGCACAAACAACTGGATTGACTATAAATCTGCCAGTGGATGGGTCGGCAGAACAAGGTGAGAAGTTGATATTCAGAATATATAATAGTTCAGCTTCGCCACAAAACTTAACAGTAAGTCCTTCTAGACAAATAGGTGTGAGCATGACTCCTACTCTTGCTTCAAATAAATTAACATATATTGGCTGTATTAATAACTCTGTATCTGGATCAGGAGGTGTAAAGTGGGATATTGTAGCATTTGGTGTCGAAACACCATGATGGAGTTTTAATTTATGGCAAAAGTTTGGACAGGTGCTTCTGGTGGTGCGTGGGCTACCGATACTAATTGGAGAGATACAGTTACTGGTTCTACAGGTAGGCCCGGTGCTGGTGATGATGTGTTTATTGGTGGTACAGCATATTCGGGTGGTACTGGTTCCGTTGGTGCTATTTCAATAGCTCTTCCAACAACTACAAGCGTTGCTCTATGTAAAAGTATAACCGTAAGCACAGGAGTAACAGCACTTACTTTTTCTGGAACTAGTACTACATTTTCTGGTATAACAATATCTGGCGGAATTAACTTATCTGCGGTTTCTGGTGCTATAACATGGTCGGCTACAGGTCCATTAAGATTTAATGGCGCTGAAGCTAGTACCAACTATACTATAAATATGAAAGCAGGGACAATTCTAGGAACTACAGCTGCGGGTGGTAATATTATTATTGATGCTGGTGCAACTAGCACATATACACTTGCAAGTAACCTTAGTGCGAATACTGATACTGCTTCTACCACTACTTTAAATTCAGGAACATTAAATCTTGCAACATTTTCTATTATTACCCAAACGTTTGTATCATCATCAGGGTCTTCTAGAACACTAAATTTTGGTAGTTCAGGTAGTGTTACCTTAAGGGGCGTTAGTCCATGGTCTGTAGCTACTACTGGATTAACATTAACAGGTACTCCAAATATCAACGTAAACTATCCCGGTGCTACTTCTGCTAGATCAGTAACTCTTAGGGCTGTGTCTGGAACAAATCCTATTTTTGATTTTTCTGGTAGTTCCGGTACCGGCTCTTTGACTTTTACTGGCAGTGGTGGGTTTACTTTAAAAGGGACACTTAATTCAAGTGGTCTCACTATGAATGGTGTTACTTGTGTTATCGACACATCAGGTGTTACAGTTTCTGGTGCCGCATCTCTATCTATGGTTGGTGCTACTTTAGACGTAGCAAGTAACGCTGTAGAAATAATTGTAGGAAGTGCCGCAATATCACTTGGAAGTATTACGTTTACTTCCGGTGCAAATTCTTTGATTTTTCCAGCGGTTGGAACTAAGATAACATTGAACGCTATAAGTCCTTGGACATATACTGCCGGAACTGTTACTATAACCGGGAATCCAAATATTTCCTTAACTAATGTGTCGTCAAGTTCGAAAACAATAACATTAGGTTCAGTTACTGGAACAAACCCTAATTTTAGCTTTTTTGGTAGTATTACAGGGGGAGCTTATAATATTAATGGTACTGGTAGTGGTGCTGGTTGTTCTTTGAGGGGTAATACTGGTACTGCTACTTCTTTAAATTTAAACAATATTAGCTGTATTATTACATCTATTTTTAGTACAATAGCACCAGTTACTTTAAATAACTGTATTTTTGATTTATCTGGTGCGTCATCATCTTTGTCATTACCAAGCATTACTTTTTCTGGTACTACAAATACAATAAATTTTTTGAATAGTGCTGGTGATACACTGACATTAACTGCTGCAAACGCCATACAAGTATCTGGCACTCCTACGGTTACAATAACTGGTAATCCACAAATACGTTTAACTAACAATACAATATCCTCCAGAACAATAACTATCCCTACTTTAGCTTCGGGAAGCCCACAACCAATACTTAATTTTGTTTCAGGAGCTAATGCTAATTTAACTATTAATGGTCCTCGTTGTACCTTACAAGGCAGCACAAATGGAGCTACTTGTACGTTGAATGCTGCTTGTACTATACCATCATCTAACTTTACATTGGTCGCTTTTACTACTATAAATGTTAATACCAATCTTACCATTAATTCTAGCAGTACTTTGACTGCATCATCAGCTACATCTATAAACATAAACAATGCTAGTATTATAGTTGGTTCCGGTGGTACTCTGAGCGCAACATTAGCAGATATAACTTTAAATGCTGGTACTCTAAATATTGAAAATGCAAATATTATGACATTTGCAAGCATTACATTTACTATTGGAACTGCAAATGTAATTAATTTTCCTACTGCCGCTAGTGCTGGTAGTACTACTATGACTTTAAGCGGTATTAGTTATTGGACTTGGAGTGCATCAACAGGTACTGCTCCTACTCTTAATATAACTGGTGATCCAAATATAAACCTAACATATAATGGTGTTAATGGTAAAACAATAAGATTTCCTTCTACTACTGGTAACGCACCATTATTTAACTTTAATAACACTACGAGTGCAACTGGCAGTATGACTTTCACTGGTGCTGCTGGTAGTAGCTTTAAAATAAAGGGCGCTAGTAACCCATCCGCAATTACAATAAGTACGGGAATAACATGTATTGTTGATGCGTCAGGTTTTAACTCAAATGGTGCGGGTTTAGATTTAAATGGATTTTTGGATGTTTCGAATATTACCACACCCGGAAATAGTTTTTATGTGGGGTCTTTAACTGGTATTGCTGCGTCTATCATTTTTCCTGCAACTGCCGCCAATCTTTATGGTATAACATTAACAGACAACTCGTCATTTTGGTCTTGGACCGGTACTTGTACTTTTTCTGGTGGTGCTCCTAAAGTATTAAATAATTTTGTCGTAGTTACAGGCACAGAAAAAATATCATTCAGTCATACACCCGGTTCTCCGGTTCCTGTGGGTGATGGTACTACAACTAGATCAGTATACCCAATAATATATTTTTCAAACACTACTGCTGGTGTAGAGGTAGAGTTGACTTCAGGTTCGGCTGCAATTGCTTCCGCAACTATTTCATTTACTAGTAAATTTACTATAACTACTGCTGAAACTGTATATATTTACCAAAATATTAATTTTACAAGTTTTATAACTCATAATTTTGGTACGCTTGATCTTGAAACATATAATGCTTCTATATCAGCAACATATTATGATGGTTCTTCAATTTCTTCTAGATTTATAAAGTTTGGAAGTTCTTCAACTATTACATTGAGTTCTTCCGGTGCATCATTATCAACAAGTCCATTTTTTCTAGGCGACACTTATACATTTACAAATACACTGACATTTCTTGGGGTAGGAACACCAACATTTAGATTTACTGGTAATGGACCATCCACTATAAACTTTGGCCGACCTACAACCGCTATTAAACCTAATATCATACTTGACCAATCAACAACAGGTTTATATACACTCACAGGCACTTTCAATTTATCAACATCTACAACTCCTTCATTTATAAATGCAGGGGTTGCAATAGGAACGGGTGCTATAACTAATAGTGATGTTTCATTTACTTCAACTTTTAGTATTCCGAGTACATTCACATTTGTTTCTGGTACAATAAGATTATCGGCAGATTTGGAATGTACTTCATTTGTATGCACAAGTAGTAGTACATGTAATCTATACACAACTTCATCTGGTTATATTGTTTTATCAAGTGCAGGAACACCATATAACGTAACAAATCCTTCTTTTAGTATTGTGAGCGGAACTCTTCAGCTTAAAACTACGTATACTGGTGCCTCTGGTGTATCATTTTCATCAAGCGCAATTACTGATGGGCAGATACCTATTTTGGTTATACAACAGGGATTGACTCCTTCTAATACAATAACCTTATCTGGATATTGGTATATAAAGAGCAATTCGTCTAATGATTATGCTAATAATATAACTCTTGATGGAATATCAATATCTACACGTATATATTTGATTGGAAATGTATATGTCAGAACTGATATAACATTAGGTGAAAACTCACGACTATTTCTCAGTAAATCTTTAGTTGGTGGTAGTCCGGTATATGATTTATATACAAGTAGAGTTGTGGTTGGTGGAACAACAGGTACTACTAAATTAATAAGCTTTGATTCAGGAACAATATATTTAAATGGAAGTGGTACTGTATTTGATCTTGGTAGTACAGCACTAGCTCAAACTTGTACAATAAATTCAGATGGAAATATTTTACTATCAGGGTCTTCTAATAAGACAGTATACACTCCTGCTTTGTTAAGTCAACCCGGTTATCCTAAAATTAAAGCAAACTCAAATTCATATGTATTAACTTTAAATGGTTATTTTAGAGAATTAGATTTCACAGGATTTAGTGGTAATACTATTCTTAGTGGAAGTGATATGTATGTTTATGGAAATACAATATTTTCAAGTACTATGAAAATTTTAGGTTCAAGTACAGCAACTTTACGTCCACAACCTACAAACTTTGCTAATATTGTTTTTTATGCTCCTATTCCTCTTCTTATTCCTGTTAATGCATCTGGTGGTTCTGGTATATTAACAGTTTCACCAAACATAACCAGCACAAGTAGCTTTTCTGCCTCTAGTCCTACAGTAATCTTACAGTGCAATTCTATATCAGCATCCAGCAGCATAGATGTTGGAAATGTTATATTGCAGCCGCCTATATCAGGAGACACCATTACATTTACTTCTGGTGGGGGTATATCTGTCACAGGATCAGTTTCTAATACAATAAATCCTATTGAATTCATTTGTACTGGTACTTCTGGAAATTTTACTTCTAGTTTTAGACAAACAAACCTCTCAATTACAAGTGGTAGTCTTGGAAGTTATACAAGTTTTGGTTCTTTTAACAATATAACTGGGTCTCTTGCAACACTATCCGGTAGTGGCGGTGTTCCTTACAATGTATATGGAAACACTTCTGTATATGCTATTGGTGATGTAAATTTTGCCCCTGATCTAGGAACTACAAAAACATTAGCGTTAGGTAATCCTACAATCGGATTGGTGGGTCCATGCACTGTAGGGCTTTCTTCAGATATAAATTATGATGTAGATGATAATCCTATTAGTCTTAATACTCAGAGAGGAACATTAAGAATATTAAACGACTGTATAACAACATCAACACTTGTTTCTTTTGGCGCAACTAGTGGTACACTTGATCTAAACGGGAGAACAATGCAAATTGGAAGATTTAGTGGAGGGTTTGGTGCAGTTAATTTTGGTTCAGGAGGAACGATGAGGCTGACAGCGGGTGGTGTTTCATCGGGAGTGTTTTCATGGAATGGTGTATTTACAAACATTACTAGTTCAGGAAAAATTCAATTTACAGCAAACAACACGGATTATGTATATATACAAATCGGTGCTGGAAACTATTCTGGAATAGACATTGAACTAAATTCATCTAATGCATTTCAAAATTATATTTTTTATACTTATGGAAATAATACTATAAACAATATAAAAAATATGAATACTGTTAAAAAAACAATTAATTTTTATGATCTTTATACGCCTTATTCTATAATAGGGTTTAATAACTTACAACTAAGTGATATGAATATCCTTGGTAATCCGGGAAATAATAGAAAAGCATATTTTAAATATACTGGAACAGACTATATCAATTTGAGCAATTCATCTATTTCATGGATCGATGCACTGCAATCTAGCTCACCAAACAAGTTTATTGCATTAACATCTAATAGAAATACAGATTCTAATAACAATGCGGGTATCACATTTGCTTATAGTTCTAATACAAATTTTCTTCAAATGTTTTAAATAGTATAAATACAATAAAACTAAAAAGGTATACCAATGGCAGTTCCAACAAACAGAGATTCTTTTAAAGAATATTGCCTTCGCAAGCTAGGCAAGCCTGTAATCGAAATCAACGTTGATGATGATCAGGTTGATGATCGTATCGATGAAGCATTGAGATATTATTGGGACTATCATTTTGATGGTTCTGAAAAAATTTATTATAAGCATCAAATTGTTGCACAAAATGTAATCGATAAGTACATAACTCTACCAGAGAACATCATTGGTGCTGTGAGAGTGTTTCCTATTGCTGATCCTAGTATGCGCTCAGACGATCTATTCAACATTCGCTATCAGATTGCTCTAAACGACCTTTACTCGCTGACAAGTGTTTCTATGGTCCCTTACTACATGGCCATGGAACACCTTTCTCTCATATCAGAGTTGCTTGTAGGCCAACAACCAATAAGATACAATCGCCACAAAGATCGTCTATATGTCGATATGGAATGGTCAAAAATTAATGTAGGTGAGTATCTTCTCATCGAAGCCTATGAAATTGTCGATCCGAATGAATACACACAAGTATGGTCTGATCGTTGGTTACAAAATTATGTGACAGCAAAAATCAAGTATCAATGGGGTAGCAATCTCACTAAGTTTAGTGGTATGTCATTGCCGGGTGGTGTTCAGTTCAATGGTGAGAAGATTTTGGGTGATGCACAGAATGAGATTGAAAAGATGGAAGCAGAAATGATTAGCTCATATTCACTTCCTGTTACGGATATGATAGGTTAGCGGACCCATTTTGTATAAATATTAAAAAATTAGGACATATTTAATGCCAAGCGTCTATTTTGACAACTTCAACAACTATGCAGAACAAGACCTTATTGAATCACTGATCAATGAGAGCCTATCGATATACGGTCACACGGTTTATTATCTTCCAAGAACACTAGTTAAAAAAGATGATATCTATGGTGAAGATACTCTATCTTCCTACAATAATTCATATGAACTTGACATGTATATTAAGTCATATGATTCATACGAAGGCGATGGTACATTCCTGTCTAAGTTCAACCTAGAGATTAGAGATTCTGTTACATTCACTATTGCCAGAAGATCATTTGGTAAAGAGATTTCAACACAACAGCCAGACATTCAAAGACCACGTGAAGGTGATCTTATATACTCGACAATGATGAAGCGTCTTTTTGTTATCAAGTATGTTAACCAGACGGCTATTTTCTATCAAATGGGAAATCTACAACTCTGGGATGTTGCTTGTGATGTTTGGGAATATTCTAATGAAGTCTTCAATACTGGTATATATGAAATCGATTCAATCGAGACAAAATACACCGTTTCAAACGTTACAGATGATAATGCTTATGAAGCAGCTATGCTTGATGTGTTTGCAACAAATATGGAATTTCAAGAAGAAGGCGATGGTATTTTAGATTGGTCTAATATCGATCCTTTCAGTAATGGACAAGTATAATGTTCGGTACAACATTTGGTCATGGCACCCTAAGAAAATATATCATTTACTTTGGAACACTTTTCAACAATATCTGGATCAACAGATATGATAGTAATGGCACACTTATTCAGAACATGAAAGTGCCTTTGAACTACGGTCCTCATGAAAAATTCCTTGCACGTCTTGAAGGCAATCCTGATCTACAGCGTCCTATTGCTATGCAATTACCACGCATGGCATTTGAAATAACAGGAATTACATATGATGCTAATAGAAAATTTCCATTGACAAATAAAATAACTGCACCTGATCCTAATAATTCAACTGGTGTTTTATATCAATACATGCCTGTGCCATATAACATCGACATGACACTAAAAATCATGACAAAAAATGCTGAAGATGGTACATACATCATTGAGCAAATTCTACCATACTTCAATCCTATGTGGTCTGCTACTCTTAATCTCATACCAGAAATGAATATTAAGCATGATATTCCTATAACACTTGACAACATTGTGTGTGAGGATACGTATGAAGGTGATTTCCTAACTCGTAGAGCTATCATATGGACATTGAACTTTACCATTAAGGGTTATTTCTTTGGTCCATCAGTCTCTGCCAATACTGGCATCATCAAGGAAATCGATGTAAATATTGCAATTCCACCCGGCAATGTTCTGATGGAATATGCAACAAAAGAAAACTCACCATCACAAGTCAATATGGAAATATTTCCTGCACAGTATGCTAATGGTCAGCCAGCATATTCAAATAACGCTATTTTTGAGTATAGACTAATCGGAACTTCTGGTCAATTTATTCAAACTGAGAAAGCATATCTTGACAATTTAAATTACATATATGTTAGACAAAGTAATACAACTCATATTGATACAAGTGCCATAAATGGAGAAATATCGGTTGGTAATATTCTAATTGGTGAACAGTCTGGTGCGATTGGTACAGTCAGTTCAATTGCAAGAAAACCAGCATACAATCTTAAAGATAGTAATATAATCCAATCTAATACAGAATTTGGATTTATTCTAAACCTATACGAGAATTACTAATGTCAAAATATCTAGACAATGCCTTGGGATTAAATCCAATGGCACAATTTGACGATAAGAAAGACCTTGTTCCTGCTGTTGTACAAACAGACAGTGAGCAACTTGAAGATGATGTTGAACAGGCTCGTGAGAACCTTACAAATGCAATCGATCTTAGTCAAGTAGCGGTTCAAGATATGCTTACAATCGCTCAGCAATCACAACATCCTAAAGCGTATGAAGTTCTTAATGCAATGATTAAAACCTATGCTGATATTAGTATGGGCCTTGTCGATTTGCAAGCCAAAAAAGCAAAACTTGTTGCTAAGAAACCAGAAGAAAGCGGACAAGTAATCAATAATAATTTGTTTGTAGGATCGACTGCTGAACTTCAACAAATGCTTGAAAATATGAAGAGTAAAGATGACAGCTAGAAGCACCGGATATAATGGAAATATAAATCTCAAGAAGGCCAGAAGACAAATTCAATGGACCGCTGAAATGCTTCAGGAATACCTGAAGTGTGCTCAAGACCCAATTTATTTTGCCGAAAAATATATTCATATTGTTCATGTTGACAGGGGATTGATCCCTATTGTACTATACGATTATCAAAAAGAAATTATGATAAAGCTAACAAACAATCGTCGTGTTACGGTTGTTACATCTCGACAGGCTGGTAAGACTACTACAGCGGCTGCAATCATTCTCCACTATATTCTTTTCAATGAGCATAAGACAGTTGCCCTTCTAGCAAACAAGGGCGATGCTGCACGTGAAATCCTTGACCGTATCAAGCTATCATATGAAAGCCTTCCTGATTGGTTACAGCAAGGAGTTTTAGAGTGGAATAAGGGTTCTATCGAACTAGAGAACGGTTGTAAGGTTCTTGCGGCTGCTACAAGCTCCTCTGCCATTCGTGGTAAGTCAATTTCACTGCTATACATTGATGAAGCTGCGTTCGTTGAAAACTGGGATGAATTCTTCGCTTCAGTTTTTCCAACCATCTCATCTGGTGAAACAACAAAAATTCTGTTTACCTCGACACCAAATGGTTTAAATCATTTCTACAAGACCTGTAATGGCGCAAAGAACGGTACAAACGGATATCAATACGTTGAAGTTCCATGGCAGCGTGTTCCCGGTCGTGGTGAAGTATGGTATAAAGAAACCATCGCTGCTATGGACTTCGATCTTGAGAAGTTTGCTCAGGAATTTGAGTGTGTTGCAGGAGACACTATAATAACTGTTCGTGATACTATTACAGGTGAAATATTTGACACTAGGGTAGATGATTTTTATAATTGGTTATCTATGGATGTATAAACCTAGAAATTCACATTCTTATAAATAATATTATGTGTTTCTAGGATAAAAAATATGACTGTCTCAGTATATAAGATTACGAGAACTGACGGATTAGAATATGTTGGTATCACCGTAAATACAAAACAAAGACTTTATCAGCATAAAAAATCAAAAAGATTTGAATGTGGTATTAGTGCAATTGAAATACTTTGGGAGGGAGATTCTTATGATCAAGCCGAGGAATTGGAAGAATATTATATAAATCTATATGATACATATTCCCACGGATTAAATATGACCCCTACTGGTAAAGGACTTAATGAGGATTGTAAATTTAATACCTTTGGTTATAAATTTTCCAAACAATCAAGAAAGAAAATGAGTGAAACTGCCAAAGGAAGAATTCCTTGGATTAAAGGAAAACATCATAGTGAAAAAACAAAAAAATTATTCAGTGAACAGCGTAAAGGCAAATCTACGACTAAAAAAATTACTGATGAACAATTGGCATTCATAATACATTCATTCAATAATGACACTATTGTGTTTGATAATGAATTTATCAAAGCATCTGTGAAAAAAACAGACAGATGTAAGGTGGTTTCAGGTGTCGATTATTCTATACTTACATCATCAAACGGAAAAAAATTAAATAAAGTAACCCTATATGCGAAATATTTTGCAGAACAGTTTGGCACTACAAGTCAATTAATCAGAGGATATATAACAGGTGAAAGAACTCGCTGTTAATAATAGATATGAAATACTTACTCCTTCTGGTTGGTCTGTATTTTCTGGAGTTAAAAAATCCACTAAAAGTGGCATCGCTGACATCACAACTTTTAGTGGAAAAACACTAAAATGTACTTTGGATCATCCTGTAAAAACTTCATGGGGGTTTGTAGCCGCCCAATGCCTTGATGATAATGATTTATTATCAACTAAGGATGGGTATGATCCGGTTATCAATGTACACAAATCTCTTCATCAAAAAGAATTTGTTTATGATATTCTAGAAGTTGAGAAACACCACGAATACTATACTAATGGTATTGTCAGTCATAATTGTCAGTTTCTTGGTTCATCGGGCACACTCATTTCTGGTGCTGTTCTTAAAACACTTGTTTCTCAAAATCCAAATTATTCCCATGATGGCTTGAATAAATACTATGATCCAATAGCTGGACATAGTTATGTTATTGTAGTCGATGTGTCAAGAGGAAAAGGTTTAGATTATTCTGCATTTCAGGTAATCGATGTTACATCCATGCCATATCAACAGGTATGTACGTATAAAAATAATATGGTAACTCCGCTTGATTACAGCGGGACTATATATAGGACTTCAAAGGCATATAATAATGCTACGATCCTAGTAGAAATTAATGATGTTGGCGCACAAGTAGCCGATTCGTTATATTATGATTATGAGTGTGAAACTGTAGTATACACAGAAAATGCTGGTGCAAGAGGAAAAAGAATATCAACTGGTTTCGGTAAAGGAAGCGGGATTGATAGAGGAATTAGAACAACCAAGACTGTTAAAGCAATTGGTTGTTCTATGCTTAAACTTCTCGTTGAACAGCGACAATTGATTATTAATGATCACGATACTATCCATGAGCTATCTAGGTTCTCTAAAAAGGGTGTATCATATGAAGCTGAAGCTGGATGTAATGACGATCTAGTAATGGGTCTTGTTCTTTTTGCTTGGATGACTGATCAACAGTACTTCAGAGAATTGACAGATATTAATACATTAATGAAATTAAGAGATAAGACAGAAGAAGAATTAGAGAATGATCTAGTGCCGTTCGGATTTATGGATGATGGACAGCCCGATGATGAAATACTTGATTTGGTTCGCAACCCAAACAGAGATATGATGTTCTTCTAAATCTCATATTTTATAAATATAAACAGGTAGAACATACAACAAAATCTTTTAAAGGAGATATAAATGGCCGTACAAAATTTTGGTTCAGGTGGTGGTGGTTTTCAGATTAGTCCCGGCATCAACATTTCAGAAATTGATCTTACAACAGTAACTCCTGCTGTAGACACCACAGTTGGTGCCTTCGCTGGTGTATTCCGTTGGGGTCCAGTGGGTGTTCGCACACTCGTAACTTCTGAAAATGAGCTAGCAAATAGATTTGGTAGACCAACTTCAATCAACCCAGAGACATTCTTCACCGCTGCTAACTTCTTGTCATATTCTAATGCTCTATACATTAGTCGTGCAGCAAATTCAAGCCTAACAACATCAGCTTTTGGTGTTGCTAATACACTAGCTACAGTCACTGCGGGTGCACAATACACCATTCTAAATAATTTTGACTTTACTACAAAACAGGCAGTAATTAATAGTTCTGAAGTAACTTATATTGCTCGTTATCCCGGCACAATCGGTAATACCTTAAAGGTATCTGTTTGTGATAGCCCAGAACAATATTCAAATACTGTTGCTTTGGCTAATGCGTCCATAGCATTTAATAGTGGAAATACAAAGTTTGAAATTGAAGTTGGCAATTCAAATGGTACTATTAGTCTTGCTAATAATATGGTGTTGAATTCACCATATGCTAATGCACTTTCTGTATCAAACAGGTTTACTATTGGTGACTATGTTGTTGTTGGTTCTGGAGCAGGAAGCACACAATCACTAAAAATTATCAATAAGACAATTAATATAGCAAATAATTCTGGTGTTAATACTGGATTAGCATCAGTTACTTTGAATTTTGACCAACCACTAAAACTTGCTTCTAAAATTTCAACGCAGTTTCTAACTCGCAATTGGGAATATTTTACTCAAGTTGATAAAGCACCCGGTCGCTCAGACTATGTTAGTGTAAACGGTAATACTGCTGCACAAATTGCTAGCAATACAGCACAACTAGATGAAATGCATATTGTTGTAATTGATGAAGATGGTCAGTTTACTAGCTCACCCGGTTCTGTTCTTGAAGTATTCTCAGGTGTATCACGTGCAACTGATGCTAAGCTTTCAGATGGTACTTCAAATTATTACAAAAATATAATCAATAATCGTTCAGAATATATATGGGCTGGCGCTGATCGTGCTGGTGCAAATTCAAACACAGCATTAAATGTTCAAACCGTAAATTCTGCTGTAATTACTACTCCATTAACACTATCATTTGCTAATGGTGCTGATAAAGATGAAACAGATAATACAGATAATGGTCTTGCATTTGCTGACCTAGCAAGAGCATATGATCTATTTTCTTCACCTGAAGATACTGATATTTCACTTATTATGACAGGTAAGCCACGTGGCACCGCACAACTAGCAAATTATATAATCGATAATATTGCTGAAGTTCGTAAAGATTGTGTAGTTTTTGTCTCACCACAAAGCACAGATGTTGTAAATAATCCAAGGGCTGCTGAAGATATTGTTACATTTAGAGGTTTAGTAAGACCTTCATCATATGCAGTTATGGATAGTGGTTACAAGTATCAGTACGATAAGTATAATGATATATACCGCTATATTCCATTGAATGGTGATATAGCTGGTCTTTGTGTACGTACAGATGCTACACGTGATCCATGGTTTTCACCGGCTGGAACTACACGTGGTCAAATCAAGAATTCTATTAGACTAGCATACAATCCAAACAAGGCACAGAGAGACTTACTATACAAGAATGGTGTTAACCCTGTTATCTCACAGCAAGGTCAAGGAACATTCCTATTTGGTGATAAGACTCTTCTATCAAAGCCAAGTGCATTTGATCGTATCAACGTTCGTAGACTATTCATTGTTCTTGAAAAGACAATTTCTAATGCTTCGCAATCAACAATGTTTGAATTCAACGATGAGTTTACTCGTTCACAATTCCGCAATCTAGTTGAGCCTTTCCTAAGAGAAGTTCAAGGTCGTCGTGGTATCTATGACTTCAAGGTTGTGTGTGATGAAAGTAACAATACAGCACAGGTAATTGATAGCAATCGTTTTGTTGGCGATATTTATGTCAAACCAGCACGTTCAATCAACTACATCCAGCTTAACTTTGTTGCTGTTAGAAGCGGCATTGAGTTTACTGAGCTTGTTGGTTAATAAATTAAAAAGGAACATAAGAAATGTCATTTAATGTAAGAGATTTTAAAGAGAAATTAATTGGCGGTGGTGCTCGTCCTACTCTTTTCAAAGTAGACTTAGCAACTCCATTTAATACTGGTATAAATACACTCGCTAGCTTTATGATTGAAGCAACTTCACTACCAGCATCAACTATTGGTAGAATTGAAGTTCCTTATATGGGTCGTAAAATAGCAGTGGCTGGCGACAGAACTTTTGATGCATGGCAAGTAACTATTATCAATGACGAAGATTTTCAAATTCGTCATGCGATGGAAGAATGGCATAATAAAATTAATTCACTTGAGGGCAATCTCATGAATACTGGTAGTACTTCCGCTCCTAGTAATTATAAACGAGATGCACAAGTAAAACAATATGGTAAATCAAGCCAAGACAAAATTTTGCGTCAATATAATTATGTAGGTCTTTTTCCAGTTGAAATTTCTGCAATCGATCTTGATTGGAACAGAACTGATGAAATTGAAAGATTCCAAGTAACTTTTGCATACGATTATTATACTATATCTGGTGGTCCAGCATCACTTACTTAATTAAATATAAGGATATAATGTGGCTGAAATTTTTGGTTTTGAAATAAAGAAAAAGACAACGGAACCCATCTCTTTTGCTCCAAAGCAAACAGACGATGGGGCTGTTGTTGTAGCAGAAGGTGGTGTTTTTGGTACTTATGTTGATCTAGACGGTTCAATTAGAACGGAAGCAGAACTTGTTAATAAATACCGTGAAATGTCAGGACATCCTGAAGTTGATATGGCGATTGACGATATTGTCAATGAGGTTATCACACAGGAACCAGAGACAGAACCAGTTGAGCTTGTCCTTGATGATATAGAAGAATTATCTGATAAAATCAAGAAAATTTTTATCGAAGAATTTAAAGAAGTATTAAACCTTCTCGAATTCAATCAACTATCATATGAAGTATTTCGTCGCTGGTATGTTGATGGTAGACTTTACTATCATGTTATTATTGATGAAAAAGCACAAAATTTAGGAATTCAAGAACTTCGATATATCGATCCACGTAAAATTCGTAAGGTTCGTGAAGTAAGAAGAAAAAAGCTTGAAGACAACCAGATGGCTAACCAGACAAGTAAAGAATATTTTATCTATAATGATAAAGGTTTCGCCAAAACTTCTGGTAATTCTGCGCTACCAACAAATAGTATTGGCGGTCTAAAGATTGCCAAGGATTCAATTATTCAGTGCACTTCAGGAATTACATCATTAAACGGAGATTTGGTACAGTCATATCTCCACAAGGCAATCAAGCCTCTCAATCAACTTCGTTCTATGGAAGACTCGCTGGTTATATATCGTATCAGTCGTGCGCCAGAACGCCGTATTTTCTATATTGACGTAGGCAACCTTCCTAAGATGAAGGCTGAACAATACCTACGTGATATCATGACAAAGTTCAAGAACAAACTAGTATATGATAGTGCCACAGGCGAAATCAGAGATGATCGTAAGTTCATGACCATGTTGGAAGACTTTTGGCTTCCTCGTCGTGAAGGTGGTAAGGGAACAGAAATCACAACTCTTCCCGGTGGACAAAACCTTGGTCAGATGGATGATGTTATATACTTCCAAAAGAAGCTGTATAAGTCATTGAATGTTCCTATAAGCCGCCTTGATCCAGAAGCACAATTTAATTTTGGTAGAGCAACTGAAATTACACGTGATGAAGTAAAATTTGCAAAGTTTATTAACAGACTTCGTATTAAATTTTCTATACTCTTTTTAAAAATTCTTGAACGTCAGCTTATTCTAAAAGGAATTCTCAATCCTGAAGAATGGGATGAAATTAAAAACCGCATTCGATTTAAATTTGCTCAAGATAATTATTTTGCTGAATTAAAAGAAGCAGAAATTTTGGCCGGTCGTATAAACACTCTACAACAAATTGAGGCATTTGCTGGTAAGTATTACTCATACGAATGGATTAGACGTAAGGTTCTAAGACAATCAGATGAGGAAATTGAAGAGATTGATGAGCAAATTATAGATGAGATGAAAAATCCTCTGTATAATCCACCAGAGATGCAAATGCAAGACGGTCAAGAACCAAATTCTCAGCCAGTAAAAGGTGGTGGAGATAAAAATTCTAATAATTCTTCGAATAATAAAAAGTGATAAATATATAATACAATTGATTAAAAGGAAAATTTATGACTGATACCACTGATTTAATCGGCCTAGCTATTGACAAAAACCCTGTTGATTTTGCTGATGTAATAGATACACTGCTTCGTCAAAAGGCTGTTGATGCTCTAGCTATTAAAAAAGCCGAATTGGCAAATAACATTTATGGTGAAGCGCCAGAAGAAAATACTGATTTTGAAGATGACGATACAATAGACATTGGAGACATTGATTTAGACGATATTGATCTGGACCTAGACGATTTAGATTTAGACACAAAGGACGGAATGGATGAGTACGCTTAAAAGAATGTTTGAGGTCTTTAGACCTAAGTCACCAGACGAACAGAAGTTCGTTGATAAGCACGTGACTTCCGAAAACCCAGATCGTAATGAAGTCAATGGTAAAGCCAATGGCGATGATGTATTCAAAGCAACAAATATTAAACCTGTTGATCGTAAAAAAACACGCTATGGTTACGATGATTCTGATGATAAAAAAGTATACGAAGAAGACATGTTTGATGAAGGTATTATTGATAAGTTGTTTGATAAGCCAAAAAAAGAAATGAGAACATATACCTATAGTTACGGCAAAACAACCGATTATCCAGAAGGTGAAAAGCCATTCCAGAAGGCAACTAAACCAAAGGCTAAGAATGAGCCAGTTCAACGTGATGAAAATGGAAAAACTCTATTTCAACGTGTGACCAAAGAAGATATCATCAATCGTACTATCAAAAAGTACATGCCAGAAGTAGCAGATATCAAGCCACTTACTATGGAACAGCGTCTTGCCAAAAAGCTTGATGGTCTTTCAGAAAGTCATATTGCACTTCTATTCTCACTATTCACAAATCTAAATGAAGACAACCAATTTAAAATGATTGATACATGCGAAGATATGGTAGGTATTAATCAGCTTATTGATTTCGCTTTAGAAAATAATAGGGGCGAATAATGGCTGTAACTATTACATCAAATAAAAAAGGTACTGCTGCTAGTATCCATATATCAAATGCAAATGCAACATTGACTATGACAGGTAATAGTACTGTAAGTGCAATTGCACTTGGTGATGAAGTACTAACAGGTGCTTACATTACTCAGCTTTATTTTGGTCATGATGGTAGTGCCGCTGATGGCGGTCTTGCTGTATATAGAGGTGCTAATCTTGTCATGGCGGTTGATACTTCAACATATGTTGATTTTGCTGGTGCTGGTATGGCTCTTACTGTCGATCAATCAGCAAATCTTGGTATTAAATTTATTGGTACAAATAATGCCTATTGTTTCCTTGAAGTGCAGAAGGTTGGAAACCTAACCGCTAACTCTCAATACTTCCAGAACTAAGGGGTAATTAAATGAAACTTATTACAGAAACGTTAGAAGACGTTCAATACGTCACAGAAGCAAAAGAAGATGGTACAAAAAACCTCTATATTGAAGGGGTTTTCCTTGAGTCGGCAATTAAGAACCGTAATGGTCGTATGTATCCAGAAAAAATTATGGACCGTGAAGTTGCTCGTTACATGAAAGAAAGCGTTGAATTAAACAGTGCTTTGGGTGAGCTAGGTCATCCAAATGGTCCTCAGATTAACTTAGACCGTGTTTCACATAGAATTGTTTCTCTTCGTAAAGAAGGCACTGCCTACGTTGGTAAGGCACTAATCACTAAAACTCCTATGGGAGATATTGCTAAGGGTTTAATTGAATCTGGTGCTCGTCTTGGTGTTTCTTCACGTGGCATGGGTTCTTTAGTGCTTAACAAAGAAGGCATTAATGAAGTTCAAGATGATTTCAGACTAGCTACTGCTGCTGATATTGTTGCTGATCCTTCTGCACCAAATGCATTTGTTAACGGAGTTATGGAATCGGTAGATTGGATTTATGATGAAAAGATGGGTTGGAAAGCTATCGATTTAATTGAGAAAACAAAGAAAACAATTGAGAAATCAGTTAAGTCAAGAACACTTGATGAAGCAAAAAGACTCAGAATTTTCGAAAATTATTTGACAGAATTGTCAAAAATCAAGTTTTAATAAATAATATAAACTATACAAAGGGAGTAAAATATGGTCGATCTAAAGACTATGACTGAAGCTGAAATTCTAGAATTTGCTCAAAATCTTTCAGAAGATGAGTTTAACGAACTGGACGAAGCTAGTCAAGAAATCATCGTTAATGTAACTGAAACAACTGCTGCTGATACTCTTAGACCCGGTGGTGGTTCAGGTGGTTCAGAATCAAAGGCTGAAATTCTTGCTACTTTTGCTGCGCTTGCTGCACAGCTTGGTAAGGAAGACCTTTCTGATCTTTATAACCGTACCATTGCTGCAATTGGTACAGAAGCACAAAATATTCCAAATGATGCTGCTGCTAAGAATGCCGCAACAATCGCTATGAAGGGTGCTGTCAAGGAAGATATCGATGATATGTTCTCTGCTGATAATCTTTCAGAAGAATTCAAAGAAAAAGCAACAACTGTTTTTGAAGCTGCTGTTGCTGTTCGTGCAACTCTCAAGGAAGCTGAGCTACAGGAAGAGTTTGAAGAAACTGTTGCTGTTCTTGAAGAAGAATTTGAAACAAAACTTCAAGAAGAAACATCACAAATTTTTGAAGACCTTTCAGAAAAGCTTGATCAGTATCTAGAATACGCAATCAAGGAATGGCTAGAAGAAAATAAGCTTGCTGTAGAAAACTCACTACGTGCAGAAATTGCTGAAGACTTTATTCAGGGTCTACATGGTCTATTCTCAGAACATTATATTCGTGTTCCAGATGAAAAGATTGATCTTGTTGCTGAGATGAAGGCAGAACTTGAAGAAGTTAAGGCTAAGCTAAATGAAACTGTCGATTCAAAGCTTGAACTACAAGCAATCATTGATGAAGCAACTCGTGAAGCTGCTTTGGACGAAATGACAGAAGGTCTTTCTGCAATTCAAGCTGAAAAACTACGCACTCTAGCTGAAGGCATCGATTTTACTGATGCACAGGCATATAGCAGAAAACTATCAATCCTCAAGGAAAATATCTCAAGTAAGAAGACACCAAAGACAACTGGTTTTATTACTGAAGAAATTGATGGTGATAATGGCGAAGAAAATAAAACAACAAACGTAGCACCACACATGCAGACCTATTTGAAAGCAATTTCAAAGTCTGTAAAGTGAAAATCTAAACTTTTATAAATATAATAGCTGAAACAAGCTTTTAATTAAATACCCAAGGGAGAAGAAAAAATGACTTATCTATCAGAAGAAATTCAAAACAAGTGGAAGCCAGTGCTTGAACACACTGATCTTCCAGAAATTAAGGACAGTCACCGCCGTGCGGTTACTGCACAGGTTCTAGAAAACACTGAAAATGCAATCCGTGAAACACGCTCTAGCATTGGTGGTTCAGGTTTCCTTAGTGAAGCTGCACCAATTAACTCAATGGGTTCTTCAAGTGAAGGAACAGGTTCAATCGATACATTCGATCCAGTTCTTATCTCACTAGTTCGTCGTGCAATGCCAAACCTTGTTGCTTATGATATCTGCGGCGTTCAGCCAATGACAGGTCCAACAGGACTTATCTTCGCAATGAGAGCACGTTATGCTACACAAGGTGGTGATGAAGCATTCTTCAGTGAAGCTAACACTGCATTCTCAGGTCGTGGCGGCGCTAACATGACAGTAGGTAATGCTGGTTATGCTACTGCCAATACAATTGGTGGTTCATTTGGCAACGTTGGTCTATCACCATCAGCAAATAATAACACATCTAACAACCTTTATAACTTTGGTGGTGGTATTAAGACTGCTTCTGCTGAAGGTCTTGGTTCAGACGCAAACTCAGTATTCCCAGAAATGGCTTTCTCAATCGAGAAGGTTTCTGTAACTGCTAGAAGCCGTGCACTTAAGGCAGAATACTCACTAGAACTAGCACAAGACCTTAAGGCAATTCATGGTCTTGACGCTGAGACAGAACTTTCAAACATTCTGTCAACAGAAATTCTAGCTGAAATCAACCGTGAAGTTATCCGTACAGTTGTTATCTCTGCTGTTCGTGGTGCTGAAGAAGGCACAACAACTAAGGGCGTTTTTGACCTTGACACAGACTCAAACGGTCGTTGGTCAGTAGAAAAGTTCAAGGGTCTTATGTTCCAGCTTGAGCGTGAAGCTAACGCAATCGCCAAGGGTACTCGTCGTGGTAAGGGTAACATCATCATCTGTTCTTCAGACGTTGCGTCTGCTCTTCAGATGGCTGGTGTTCTTGACTACGCTCCTGCTCTTAACAGCAACAACCTAAACGTTGATGATACAGGTAATACCTTTGCTGGTGTTCTTAATGGTCGTCTTCGTGTTTACATCGATCCATATGCTGGTTCTAACTACCTTGTAGTTGGTTACAAGGGTAGCTCAGCATTTGATGCTGGTCTATTCTACTGCCCATATGTTCCACTACAAATGGTTCGTGCAGTTAACCCAGATACATTCCAGCCAAAGATTGGTTTCAAGACACGTTACGGTATGGTAGCCAACCCATTCGCACGTGGTCTAACCGATACAGGTGCTGGTACTATTCTTGAAGATACCAATCAGTACTATCGTCGTGTTCTCGTACAGAACCTTCTCTAATAAGTTAAGGTTATCTACGGATAAAAAGATTGGGGGAGGGCTGAAAGGCTCTCCCCTTTCTCTTTATGGCCACCATTCCAATGCTTCACGATTTTTCTTATCTTCTTCGTCTCTTTTCTTCTGTGCTTGCTCGTAAAGCTTGACGGCAATATCCTGAATATCCCAAAGCATATTCTGTTCATCTTCAGACAACTTAATGTAAGTTGATCGATAATCAGTTTTTCTACGAGTAAGTTTTACAACTTTCTTTGACCAAAACTTCTTTTTTGAAAAATAAATAGTAAATTCTTCAGAACCTAGCCATCCATCAGTATGCCAACGATATGGTGTCACACCGTAGAATTTTCCTTCTACTACTTGCTGACGAACATATTCAGAGAAACGAATCTTTTCAGTCATTCTCTTCTTCCGAATAAAGATAATTAACAGGTGGATTTACTGTAATACAACTGATATCAGAAAGATCAACAGTCGTACTAGCATTCCCATGTGAAGAAAATGTAAAGGTACGCTGAGAACTATTCAATGAATAATCCTTAGATTTGTTTAAAGCTTCAGAAAACGCTTCATATACACTACGTGCACTTTCTTCGTCATCAAAAAGAATCTTTGTTGGACCTGTCATATACTTGATATACATAATCAGTGACCAATGCTTCTGTTCCTTTAGAACAGCCTTGAAATAAAGTTCATCATATTCTTCTTTATTCATATTTTTTTCCTTTACAAAAAGTCAATTATCCACTATAGAAGTTAATCATATTACCCGAATCATCTATAGCTCTGACACGATTGGTATAACCAAACATTTTCTGTTTAGCAACTCTTTCCATTAGATTGTTGATTAAAGAGTTACTAGCATTTGAACATGTACTCATTGTAGTCCAGTTACCTGTATCTCTCATTCTTTCAATTCTAATCATCTTTCATACCTTCTCTATAAATACTATATAATATTTCATATCGACATACGTATTATAACAAAACAGAACTGATGAGTCAAGAGGAAAAATACAAAAATGTTCACACCAGATCAAAATAAT